CCAAATGTGTTCGCGGCGACCGTGTCTCTTGGATCTTCGGGTATCCCGTTTGGATCGGTAAGTCCAAATTCCTGCGGGAAGATGTCATCAAGGTCATCGATCTTGCCGTACAGATATCCAGTATCAATGTCGAGTGTCAATCCTGGAGGAAACACTCCGTCCACAACTGCATACTTGATGTCGCCGCCAACAATTGGCGGTGCGCCAACAAAAATCGCATAGGTTGCCCGCAACTGCATCGAGGTGATACATCCCGATGTATCGTCTTCGGGACGCAACACCCTTTGCTGTTCATAGATTGGACGAGAGGGAGAAGTTTCGTTGTACGACTTGTTCAGTATTGCGGGACTCAGCCATTGGATATCCGCCGTCATTGTTGACAGAGACTCGTCCTGCTCAAAGAGGTTGATATCACCAAAACCGCTAGGATAGTAATAGGTAATTGGCTGAACACCCGACATATTCGCCATCAGAATTCTCCCGAATCGATCTCATCGGTAAGGCTTTCGACCGTAACATCAGGCGACTCAATGGTGATGTTCGGGTTTGTGCCGTATGGGACAGGCTCCACAACTGTAGTTGGCACTTGTGTAACACTCGGTACCTTGAGTGCATCTCCCATTTGTGGTGGGGACGGTAGAGATGGCAAAGTAGATGCCTTTCCACAAGAAATCGTCGGAATGCTTCCCTGAATTGCCGCCCCGATATCGTTGATCGCATCTCCAATTTTGCCAACGATCCCGACAATTGCATCCGATGCAATCTGTAGCGAAGGCAAGGTGATTCCATTGATTCCCGCCATGATGTCGTTGAGCGAAGGCAATCCCCCCAATTTGAGATTGGGAAGATCGAAATCGAAAGAGGATGTGTCGCCCAAGAATCCGCAGATATCGATGTTAGGCACGGTAGCAAGATCTCCGCGCTGTGCAGCGACCTCATTGATGCTCTGCTTCGATTCGCTGAAATTTGTGGCGACAGGGACATTCACCATACCCTTGATACTGACAGCCTCGCTGGTTGTAGCGGTAGCCTTCTGCTCCGCACCCAACGAACTATAGGACTTTATTTGACTCGACTGACTTGACTGATACGCCTCGATATCACCCGCAGAGTAGACAGATCCCTGCGCGTCCTTACTGGGCGTGTCGCTTGAAATCGGAACTGAGTCGGGAAGTCGAATAGGGCCAAAACACATGTATCAACCTTTCGTCGGTGGTTTCTCACTAGACTTGACTGTCAAGTCTGGTGGGCTGAGTTTATTGATCAAACCATTTACCAATCCGCGCAACTTATCCATGAGTGTTTGCACATTCGATGCATTTTCACCTTCAGGATTTAGGTCGATACGAGGAGCCATGATGACCATGTTTCCTTCGCTGGACAAAGTATAAGTCCCCTTGACCTTTTGCAGGAAGTTGCCACCCACATCAACCGTCATGTTTCCACGGGTATACATCTTGGTATCACCCTTGACCTCAATCTCCAGATCCTTGCCCATCATGATCTTCATGGTCTTGTCCGCATTGAACGCACAGTTGCCCCGCACAAGGATCATTTTGTCGTTCATGGTGATGTCCCATGCGTTGCCGATTACCTTATGGACTTCGCTGCCCTTGGGGTGTATCTCCGTGAAAGTACCCGAGCAATGGTACCAATGCATTCTCTCCGCACCTGGCGTGTCATCGTACTCAACGATGTGTCCCGCCTGAGACTCATAGACATTATTGAACGGGTACTTTGCGGCATACGGCGTTTCTGGTTCAGACCAAAATCCATATAGCGCAGACATCGAATATTCAAGGCTGTCCTTCTTCTTCTTGACGATGGTATTTTCGATTTGCTCGTTACGCGCCAACCTGTTCGTATCTGCTTCTCCCATGCGCGAGATCAGCGGGTACAGTCCCGATGGGTCGTTGAATCCGCGATTTGGATTGATGGTCGGATTCTTGGGCAGTTGATAGGGCTTGAGACCCACATCATTCTTCGCTTTATTCAGCGTGTCGATAACCTCGGTTTTCTTAGATTCAACGATCTCCGAGATCATCTCCTTCATCTCATCTGGATCGACAAATGGAAGCGGGGGTGCATTTAGCAAGTCATCGGGAATAGGAATGTTTACAGTATTGATTCCTCCGATGGTTCCCAACACCACGGGTTCCTGCGAATTCATGCCATCTCTAAAGAAGCCAATCACCCATGTCCCCTGCACAAGACCCGTGGGAGACCACCCCTTTCCAGAGGTGAATGTACTGTTTACAGGCATGACCACCGATGCCCACGGAAGGCTTTCTGTTGGAATCTCACCCTTGTCGTTCGTATGCCACCCAAGTACACGCACACGGGCGCGACCCAACTTGAGTGGATCGTAGATGTCTTCGACCACTCCTTGCCACCACACGAAGCCGTTCTTCCCCATGTAGTCCGCTCTCATAGGTTCTTGATTCATACTCATGACTTCTCCAATGACAATTCTGCCGTCTTGCGGTCGGCTAAGGGTTCTGCGAACGAGTCTCTGGACAGGGTCATGACCATCTTGTGTTCACGATCCGTGACCATGTGCTTGATCGTTGTGATCAGATATCTGCCACGAAGATAGTCATCCTCAAACTTGTCCTTCTTCTTGGTGGATTCCTTGGTGATTGGGCGGTATTCAATTACGCTGCCAACCTTCACATTTGTATCGCCATGGCATGTCACGATGAGGTTTACCGAGTTAATCTGATTGAGCAGCGACTGTCTTGTCAGGATCATTTCTTCGGGATCATGGGCTTGCGCCAATCCTGCCATGGTGTAGGAAGACTTTGGATAGAACCGTATGTGTGCATCGGGGGCATTCGTGTAATCCAACTTGCCCACGGGTACCAATGGATTTTTCTCAAGGTGAGATCCATCGTTGGTGAATGCCTTGTCGTAACTGAACTGCACGGTGTTCCATGTCTTGGTTGTCATGTCATGGGCACAGATAGCAGACGAAAGCATCCCGAGATTCTGCTGCTTGATTTTGTCCGTCATGTCCTCGATGACCACAGACAAGATGTTCCGCAATTCGGATTCCATCATTCTATTGTTGTCATCACTTCTAAAGCCATCGGGATAGTTGGTGTAGACGAAGGCTACAGGGGCGCGTTTCAGCGCAGAGATTGGGACAAAATGGTGCCCATCGGAGTTTTGAAACAGCACATAGTCGCACATTGTGGTGTTTACCTGTGCGCGGGAACGGTGTGCTAGCCAGTTGATTGCATAGAGAGGAGACCAATATGGGATTACATACGACCGATTGTCAAATGTGCCAAGCACATTCTTTATGTGAATCTTGTGATCCCCGAATGTGGCATCGTAGATACCCGCCCCAAGACCTATTGCTGCCCCGATTTCCGCACCGAGTACTGTCCCCACTACAGGAACGGGCGACCCAACAAGTGCGCCGACTCCTGCGCCCTTCAGGGTAGAATTCAGAATCCCACCTTCCTCTTCTCTATCGATAGCCAGGTACTCGTCAAAGATGTTCTCCACCATCTTCGACACGGGCATATTCTGATACGACTTCGATACCTTGCTCTGCATGCTCTTGATTGCCTGATGGGCAACAAACTCAATACGCACCATCTGTGCCGATTCCTGTGCCGTTTCCGTCAGCACCGAGATCTTGTAAGTGCGGAACACCAGCCTGACTGGTGGGGAGTTGAGCATAGGCGTTTTGTAAATGATCGTCAGCGTCTCTCCACCGATGATCGGGAAGTTCTTCACTAGGTTGAGTGAATCGATCAGGGTGATGCTGCCTGACATGCAGTTGGAAAAGATGTCCTCGTAGACCACGAAATTCTCGAATATCCCCTTCAGACTCATCGTGAACCCCGTATAGGAACGAAGGGTGATCTCATCGATCACCACATCTCCTGGCTTGATCATTTTTGACTTGCTAGGCTCTGTCACTTGTTACCTCATCAGGGCAGTTCAAACAATCGCGTGAAATCCCGCAGCATCGGATCGATGTATTCAGGACGCATCACCTTGATGTTTCGCTTTGCATCATTGATCGCCTCTTCGTGGGCGATATTGGTTACGATGCTTGCATATCCCAACGAATCGTTGTTTTTGTCAACTCCCATGTCAATGACCTCTGCACGACCCAACACATAACGATCAATAAGAGAGGATGCGCTTTCTTGTCTCATCCCACTATCCGAGAGGCTTGTGGGTCTGTATAGAGGAGACATGATTTCCCCATCTGACTTCTCAAAGTGATGCAATCCATATCGATTGTCATCCGTGATACGAACCAAGGGAGCGGAAATGGTCTTTCCTTTGCTGTTGGTGGTGAAAATGTCGAGAGACAACGCTGTTGGATCACCGATTACCGATGTCTGTCTTGCTGCTTCGCCCTGTAGTTGGAATGCCCCATTTACCGAATCAACAACAATCTTGTAGAGATTTGGATCCCAAGACTTCACGGTCGCCGTGGCGATCACGGTGCCGTCTTGCTTCTTTTGCTGTACCGTGTCGCCTTCTTCAAAGTGAGGAACTCTGCGGTCAAGCAGTCTGTTCTTCTCCACATCCGTCAAACGCGGCGGATATATGAAAAGTGCCTTCCCTGAATACACAGACTCCATTTGCTTTTCAAACTCGTTCATGCTCATCGGCCACTTGAAGTAAGGATCAAGGATCTCGTTGAACAGCAGAATGATCCAATGATAGTCGGGTCTGCCATAGACGCGGCTGGCAATAGTCTCGGGTCTCTCCTCGTCGCGGATGATGTACTCAAGAGATCCTGATTGCGATTCCTTGATTATGTCGAGTATCTTTGCGCGAGTGAGGATATTTTTTGCGACAACGGGTATGCCGTTTTCGTCCAAATAGCCCACATTCGGGAGAAAGTCGAAGTATCCCATGTATTACCTTAAGGGGCTGGAACCATGCCCAACTTCCAATCGAAGCGGTCACGGGTGAGAATTTCAAGTTCGCTGAATGACAGTTCCATGGTTATCTTTGTTGGTGCGCCCATGCTCATGTTGTCATTGACATCATCAGGTGCGAAGGTTGAGAATGCTGCATCATCGCCATACTTGACCTTGATCCCCTGCAACGAACACTTGAGGATCTTGGGCAGATATACATTCTCCTGATTGTTTCGGTTGAGGAAAGTGATTGAGAATTCTGCTGGATAGTCTAGGAAGCGTCCGTTGCCTTCCGATCTCTTTGGGTGAGCAAAGAACTTCAACAAACCAATGATCTCATATACGGTGTTCATTTCCATGCGATTTCGTGGAAGGAATGTGTACGCGAAAGTGAACTCGCGTCTCTTGACTTCCTTGAACAGGTGCAAAGACATTGGGTTGACCACCTGTCGCTGCTGTGCCGATGCAAACTTTGAGAAAGTACCAGACTCAGCACCAACCAACTCTCCCAACTTGTCAAGTACTTTTAGATTTGCGAATGCCAATTTCTTACCAAGATCTCTTGCAGCATTCACATCTCCGCTTGCGAGTGCTTTGGGCAACTTGAGTGTGTCCAGAGAAGACATGCTTGCGTCTTCATATTCAATCCCATATCCAACCTCAAGACCCGTGGGCATGTACAGGTAAATGCGCTGAAGCACCTGTGATGTGCCTCCACCAACTCCTGTTTGCTCTTCGGTATATGAGTCGCGCCCCTTTCCTTCAGCATCAAGATTGCCACCCAATGCTGCTTGCGACAGGGTGCCGACAAATAGGTTTGCTGCTTCCGAGGCGGCACCAGCGGCCGCATCGACTATTCCCATGAGATCGTTCTTTTTCCCTGCGGGTGCATCTGCCTGTGCCTTCGCCGCCGCCGCCTTAGTTTTGCCAAACAACTTGACCGCCAAGTTTTCAAATGCTTTCCTCTTAGTATCGAGTGAGGCAGGATTGTTGTCCCACACCTCAATACACATCATGCTCTGCATTGATGGGTCGCTCATCAGGTCATATGGATACTTGTAATAGCCCAGATCACGGTCATCTCTGTAGAGTCGCCGTTCAAATGCAGACTGCTGACGGTTCAGGAGACCCTGAAGTTCGCTGATATCAGCCCTGTTCATTGCGCTGTAGTCGTATTCCTGCATGATCGTATTTAGATGGGTTGGCGTTCCATAAATAGCAGATACGGGAGTTCGCCATAGGTAATAACAAGTCATACAGCGGAAGGTATGTGCCCAAGAATCCGAAGAAGTACAAGGGTGATCCCAACATGTGCTTCTACCGTTCCCTGTGGGAGCGTCGATTCATGGTGTTCTGTGTTGACAATACATCCGTGGTCGAATGGTCATCGGAGGAGGTGGTGATTCCATACATCTCTCCCATAGACGGAAGACGGCATCGGTACTTCGTGGATTTCTGGGTTCGGCTACGCAAGCCCGATGGAACTGACGAGGAATGCCTGATAGAGGTCAAGCCCAAGAAGCAGACAGTCAAGCCTGAAAAACCGACCACCAAGCGTGTGTCGAAATCCAAATTGTTTGAGATACGAAACTGGATGGTCAACTCGGCAAAGTGGGCGGCGGCACAGGACTACTGCGAGGACAGGGGGTGGAAGTTCCGCCTGCTGACTGAGGAAAACATCTTTGGAAAGGCTGGCAAATGACGAAGAAACAGGTAACACAAGTACTCGGCAAGATGCAAGGTACGGGTCTCCAACTCGGAGATGACCGAACCACCCGTTGGCTTGCCACCAATCTATCCAAAATCAAGACTACGATGCAGCAGAAGAACTTCATCGATCACGGCAAGACCGTGGTCAAGAAGCAACTGACTCCAGGAAAGATGGTGTTCTATGGATACAGCCCGAAGACCAAAGACGAACTGATGTTTTGGGACGAGTTCCCCATCACGATCATCCTCCACCAACAAAAGGATGGATTCCTCGGGCTGAATCTCCATTATCTTCCACCCTCAAGCAGAGCAGATTTCCTAAACAAACTCCTCAAATATGTCAGCGACCCAAACTGGATTGCCCACAACAACACCTCGGTGGAGTTCAGGGTCACATACGGTCTGCTGAAAAATACTGCCAAACTGAAAGCATTCCGACCCTGCATCAAGCGATACTACTACAAGCATATTATGACCAAAGTGGCGTTCATAGCACCGCAGGAATGGAAGACCGTGCCGTTCTTTCCGCTCGACAAATTCAAGGGTGCATCTCGCGCCGATGTATGGGCATTGGCATGATAGATACCTTATAGTCACATGGATCCACGCCAAAACAACCGAGACCCCTCAAACGCTGACCCCTCGTTCATCGACTCCGTGTACGGCCGTGCCCGCGAGACGGGATGGGCTGCGGGCAATCGATGGCTGTTCATGCTGTTTCCAAACAGACAGGTGCAAAAAGGAATTGGAATGCGTTTCGTGGAAGATGTTGCTCGTCTTGCCACCACATGCAAATCCGTGGTTCTGAACGAACAGACCTGGTACAGCACCGAACAAAGTTATCTGAATGCTGGGCCAAATCGGATATTCCCATACAAGCGCAATACCAACAATGGCTCGGGCTTCAAGGTGCAGTTCAATGTCGGTACTGATATGTTTGAGAAGGAGTTCTTTGAGTCGTGGCTTCGATACATTCAGAATCCGATCACCCGCCAATGGCGTTTCTACGATGACTATGCCAAGGGAAGTGAGATTTATCTCATGCTGCTTCCCAACCATGTTCAGAACTTTTCAAGCGCGATCAATGCCATGTACAAGGGCAACATCATCGGCTATAGGTTCACCGAAGTCTACCCCTTCTCTATGAACATCAACGGTGGATCCCTGAACTACACCAATGTAACAGACCCGCTTTTCTCTGATATTGGATTCATGTACCACGACATGGTTCCCCTACAGAACTTCAGACTACAGTACGACAATTCAATCCCCATGGTCACCGATACTGGATTCCCCGTTATCGAAAATGACCGCTACAGCGCAATACTTGCTGCTAGCCAACAGGGCTTGGACAAAGCAGTCAATGGCTTCACAATTGGTACACAGCGGGCAAGAAACCAATTCGAAAACAAGCAGCAAGAGCAAAGAAGCATCTTGCAGTCATATGTCAAGCAACTAGAGGAATACAAGGCAGGAGACATCCCACGGGCTGTCGATGGCAGAGTAGTTTACTCCACCCCACGCCAAGGAGGACTCGATCTGGGTCTTACCCTGCTGTCACAGACACAGGGATTCTTTGGTGCGGGATTCTTTGGAAACGGATTCAACCCCTAACTCTTCATTATAGGAGATCGTCATGTCACTATCAGGAATCATCGCATCAGT